CTGTGCCGTGATCACCGATCTGCCAACAGATGATGTACTCCCCGGCATTGACAGCAACTTGCACAGAGTCAACTTTGCTGAAATGTCCAGAGATGATCTGGCAGACATGATCAACTTCCTATGCAGCATTTACCACTCTGAGAAACAGCGTTATTGGTCACAGATGGCTGTAGCATTGTACGATTACAAACGTGTAACTCGGATGCTGGCCTGTGATATCGCTATTGCAAGGACACACTACAATGACTGAAGAAGAAGCACTGAGTCTAATGGTGGCTCCCGGTACTCGTCGTCCCGGCAAGTGGATGGAAGGCGTTATGCAGATCCATCTTACCCGTGCCTGCGACCTGTCGTGCAGCAATTGTACACAAGGTTCACAGTTCGGCGGTAAGCCTGACTTCATCACTCTCAGCAACTTTGAAAAGGCTTGCGAGTCCCTTAAAGGCTATTTCGGCCTTGTGGGAATCTTCGGCGGGAATCCGGCACTACATCCACGGTTTCCTGAGATCTGTGAAATCCTCAGATCTTACTTCCCGCAGGAACAGTGCGGTCTGTGGTGCAACAACCCCAGAGGTCACGGGGCTGTGATGCGGAAAACATTCAACCCGTCCATGTCCAACCTCAATGTTCATCTTCGCTCAGAAGCATTCGAGGAGTTCAAGCGTGACTGGCCTGAGTCTCGACCGTTTGGACTGGATAAAGATTCCCGCCACTCACCAGTCCACGGCAACCTTGCCAAGTTCGTCCCAGAAGAATCTGAATGCTGGAAGCTGATCAGCAACTGCGATATCAACCAACATTGGTCCGCTATGCTCTGTCAGTTCCGTGGAGAACTGAGAGCCTTCTTCTGTGAGATCGCTGGCGGTCAGGCAATACTGAACCAACACAATCCCGATTATCCCGACACCGGTATGGTAGTCTCAGAAGGCTGGTGGCGTAAGCCGATGCAGGACTTCGCAGAGCAGGTCCGCTTCCACTGCCACCGATGCCTTGTTCCTCTCAGAGGTCATGGAGCACTAGCCCAGCAGGAACACGTTACAACCGTCACAGAAGAGTACAGTCACCTGAAGCCTAAAGGATCTCACCTGCTGGAGATTCTGGACTCAGGCGACGATATCCACTGTGAATCAACCCGTAAAGTCATTCAATATCTGGGGCACTAATGATCACATACATCGGCATTAACGGACGAGACGACATCCCTCGCTTCCTGAACGAACAAAACCTAACCGGTCTAGGCGTAGAGATTGGCACTCACCTCGGGGAGTACGCTAACCTGATCCTGAATACATGGCGAGGTATTCTGTACTGCATCGACCCTTGGCAGGATGCCCCGGACTACGAAGCACAGATTCCCCTGCTCTGGGGAGGATCAGACAGGGCAGAGCACAAACGAAAAGCAGAAGAAAGACTCTGGCCTTACATCTCCAAAGACAGATGTCGGATCATGGCTCTGACCTCTCAGGATGCTGTCCAGTTCTTCGAGAATGACTCACTGGACTTTGTCTACGTGGACGGCAACCATCTGATGGAACACGTCCTGAACGATCTCCAGTGGTGGTGGCCTAAACTCCGATCTGGTGGTTATATGTTCGGCCATGACTTCGTCTGTCCCGGAGAAACCTACGGATGGGCAGGGTACATCCAGCCTGCCGTGACAACCTTCTGTATGAACTATGGTGTCGATTACTCCCTCATCCCAGAGGGTAACCTACCTTGGTCCTTTGCTATCAGGAAACCGTAATGCTTCGCACAATCATCGTCTGCGTCGACTACGCTGACCTGCTGGCAATCACACTGCCATACAACAGACATCACTTCTCAGAAGTTATGATCGTGACTTCATTCAGCGATGAAGCCACAGTCAAAGTAGCACTGGATAATGATGCTGTCGTATGGCAGACCAATGCCTTCTACACTGACGGAGCATCCTTCAACAAGTTCCGTGCTCTGGAAGAAGGACTGGATGTTATGAGTCGCTGGGGCTGGATGTGCATCATGGATGCCGATGTCCTCTGGCCTAAGCATATCGACTTTCACGAAGGCTACTACCCAGACTGCCTTTACACTCCTCTCCGTCGCATGTGTGAAGACATTCAGATGGGAGTGCCTCACGAGCCATATTGGAAGTCTTACCCACTACATCCACAACAACAAGAGTTTGCTGGTTACACCCAGATCTTCCATGCTGAAGATCCACACCTTCCACCTGCACCATGGCATCAGACCAACTGGAAGCACGCTGGAGGAGCAGACAGTTTCTTTCAGGCACTCTGGCCTGCTCACCACAAGATCCGTCCACCATTCGAATGCCTACACCTCGGTCATGCTGGTGTGAACTGGGCCGGTCGAGTGACTCCATTCATGGACGGTAGCCAACCTGCTGAGGCAGACACCAGACTCAATACTCTCAGAAACTTCATGAAAACACGCAGAGAAACGAGATCCTTCGATTCAGAAAAATTCTGAGAGAATGATGTTGACACAATTTGTACGAACGTTATCCTTCCCCTCGTCCTGATGACGCCCCGGCATAAACAGCAGTCGTACAATGATGTGGTTACTGAGTCGTACGCTGCCGTGGGTTGACGGGTAAATCAACCCTGTACTCCTTTCGCTCGCACACCAGTCCATCGGTAACTTTACGACTGGTGTGCATTTTTCACCCTTAACCTTTTGAAAGACCCCCATGCCAACCCTCAAAGAACTTGTATCCAAGACACCAAAGACTGAAACCAACATCCGTTCCAAGGTCATCCGTGTTAATCCTGCCTTTGCACGTTCAGTGCTGGAGCACCTGAACAACAGCAACAGGCCCATGAGCAAGGCTCTGGCTAAACTGTATGCCAACGAAATGCTTCGTGGTAAGTGGCAGTGCAACGGAGAGCCAATTATCTTCTCAGAAGAACTCGACACCACAGAGCATCTGATCTCCGGTCAGCATCGTCTGCAGGCTTTGATTCTTGCTGATCAGGCAATTCAACTCGGTGAAGAGTGGCCATCTGCTCAACTGGAGTGGGACACTGTGATCGTCTATGGCGTAGACCATCAGACTGCTGACACAGTGGACACCGGCAAGCACCGATCTCATGCTGACGTACTCTTCCGTGACGGCTGGGTAGACAGCATTATTCCCGAGGAATGGGGAGCAACCATCAAGGGTCGTCGCACATGGACTAAGACTCTGGCTGGTGCTGCACGCCTTGTCTGGTTGATCGAAGGTGGTGCTGTTGTTTCTGACGCACCTAAGTTCCTGATCTCAGAGATGCAGGACTTTGTACAGCGACACAGCCTGCTGACTGAGTTCGTAACAATGGTTCTGGATGCCAATGACGGTGATGGCGGCAACAAGGGACTGAAGATGTCTCTGCCGTACCTTGCTGCATTGTGCTACGTTGCCTGCGTCGAAGAGACTGTGATTACTTCTGAGGAAGATGAAGAAGGCTATGACGGTCTGACAGTCAACGATGAACTGAAGGACAAGTGTGACGTGTTCCTGAACCACATTGCTGTCGGTACAGGTTTTGACAAGGGTAGCCCGGAATGGGCACTGACAGCTTACTGGAATCAACTTGTCTCAGAAAAGGGCAGCAAGGATCGCGATGTCGAGTGGATTGCACCATTTGTAAAGGCGTTGAAATACTATTTCAGTGGAGCGGAAAACTTGAAAGTGACAGATGTAAAACTGTCAAAGAAAGAGATCGACGCATACCGAAACCACCCTGTACTATTCGACGGATGGCACGAACTGTGCTTTGAAAGAGCCGCAGCAAAGAAAGCAGCAAATGAAACCAATGCCGACACAACAGCAGTTGAGTGAATACCTTGAGTACGACAAAGAAACATGGAAGGGCAGGACATGGCTAAGGCTTTGTGGAAAAATTTCGAACGATACATTGCATCCATCTTCAATACTACCAGAAATGCTCTGAGCGGCGGCAACAGCAAGATGACACGATCAGACAGCCTGCATCCTGATCTGTTCATCAGTTGTAAGTACACCAAGGCTAACCATGCCCGCCTCAGAGCACTGGTGGACGAAGAGCGGGAGAAGGCAGAAGCAGAAGGTAAGATCGCTGTTACTGTCATCGGTGAAGCAGGAGACAGATCCAATGCACTCGTTGTGCTGCACCTGAAGGATCTATACGACTTCCACAACATTATCAAAGATGGAAAGGTAGAGATCAATGGTGCATAGATTCAAACAGATATGGTGCCCTCTCCGTAACGGTCTGTCTGTCTCTGGACTGGAAATGTGGCTGGTCGACAAGACAGCCTTTGAGATCTCTTACCTCAGAGACCTTGAAGTGGTTGAGGGATGGAACAAGAACACTCAATACGGTACCTTCGTTCAGGCTGGCATTGAAGGATACATCAAACACCGAGACCCTAAGCTGGCAGCATTCTTTATCCAGAAGGAATTCGAGAAACAAATCAAACAGTACGAAGACTACGAAGACATCTGCTGGTGGGCACAGTTAGCCCAGTCACAGGTGCAGACATGGATTGATCTGTATGCGAAGGATCTGGACACCTACGGGATTACTCGCTCAGAAGTACACCACAAGATTGATCTGGAACTGCCATCAGGACGTAAGATCTGCCTGCACGGATATATCGACGGTGAAGGCGATGACATCCTGATGGAAAACAAATGCCGAGGAGAGTGGGATGAAGAAAGCATTGCTAGCGAAATTGATCTCAATCTGCAGGTCAATATGTATTTACTGTTCCACAAAGCTCGGACTGGTGTGTTACCCAATAGAGTCTGGTATCAGCACATTCGTCGTCCGGGGGGATTTGCTTATCGAGGCCCGCGAAAGAAGGCTAAGGAAAGCAATGAACAGTATCGCCGCAGACTTGCTGATGCCATCGACTCCGACAGAGACTACCACTTCTACAGATACTGGGTACTCCCTGACGAAGAACGCTTCCAGAGATTCACTCACTTGTGTCTGTACCCAATGCTTGAAGCCTTCCTTGACTGGTACTTCTACATGATCCATCCGAACAGGAAGGATGAAGTCAACAAGTATCACTGGGTAACTCCATACGGACTCTACAATCCATTCCTCGAAGGCACACAGGAACGCTTTCGTAACTTCCGACTAACCGGCTCAACACTGGGCCTAAGACCAAAGGTACACTACAGGTGACGAATGCCTAACGCTATTGACTATGATCCTTTCCAGAAGTTCGGTAAGGACTTCGATTACGACAAGCTCTTTGACGGCAGAGTGTGGGAGTTGGTCTACGGAGAAGACTTCCAATGTACTACAATAACCATGAGGAGTAAGATTCAGTATCAGGCTACAATCAGAAACATCAAAGTACGCCTGATGGTCCGTAAGATGAAAGTATTTGTTCAGGCGATTAACCCCCAAGGAAAGAAATGAACACCCCAACCCGACCCGCTAAACGTGCTCCTGCCCGACCGTCAGTGTCAGCAGGCAGCAACCCATTTGAAGAACTGACCAACGAATCTGCCAGTCATGGCAAATTCCTCATGCTTTACTCAGAAGCTGGTGAAGGCAAAACCACACTGGCATCTCAGTTCCCCGATCCTATGTTCATCGTCACTGCCGGTGAGCAGGGTATCTACCTTTACAAGCAGCGAGGAATGGTCCCAGCAAGTGTTCCTGTCGTTCAGCTTGATCCGCTTTACTCCCACGGAGAGATCCCGGATGGTGGTCATCCCGGATGGCTAAAGTGCATCAAGGCAATGCAGGTATTCCGCGATTCAACTCACGACCGTAAGACACTGGTGATTGACTCTACCAGTGGCCTGCAGGATCTGTGCTTCCAGCACTGTGCCTCCATGCTGTTTGAAGGGGACATGGACAGCAAAGAGTTCACAGACTACTACCGTGGATACACCAAGGCTGCAGAAGCCTACTGGTCAGGAGTCTTCCTGCCTCTATGTCTGGAGATCGTTGCCAAGGGTTACAACGTGATCCTGATTGCTCACAGTACCTTCAAGCCTGTGAACAACCCAATCGGTCCTGACTTCGAGCAGTTCCGTCCATCGCTGTACAAGACGATCTTCGAATACACGAAGAAAGATCTGCACGGCATCTTCTTCCTGTGGCGTGAAGTCGCTGTCAGCATCGACCAGAAGACCAAGAAGAAGACCACCATGGGAGACCGACGAT